GTAATAATCTCTTAGCATCAATCTGCTTAAAAATTATCTTATTCTCTTCAATCATTCTCTTCTTGTAGGCAATGGATGCTAGGATCCTTTGCTTCTCAAGCTCAAAGGTATTCTTACCCTCTGCTTTGGCTAGCTCAATATCTCTTTTAAACTGTCCATCTCGTAAATTAAAAGCATTCGTTATGGCCGCTTTTTTTCTTTCCTCTGCCTCAATCTGCCTGTCGATGTTAGCTATCTGTGCCTCGGTTTGTGCCTTTTGTTTTGCAGCTTGTTCCTCCCCTGCTTTATCCGTTATTCCTAGCGCATCTGTTAAGGCATAAAAGCCATCAACAAGCAAACCTACAGCTGCCTTAATACCATCTAGTATTGGTTGCAATAATCCGAGCTTATTCATAAAGTAACCAATGGCTACCACAATAGCAGTAATGGCTGCTACTAATAAAAAGATAGGGTTGGCTAGTATGGTAGCACCTAACTTTACAAACGCTCCACCCATTGTACCAATTACCCCCATGAAGCTTTTGAAGCTCTTACCTAGTTCAGCAGGGTTAATCTTTCCGATAACTTGGCTGAATACCTTTGCCTTTTGATTTGCCTCTTCAAAGTCAAGGCTCATAAGGCTGTCCTTAATACCTCCTAATGAATTACTGACCTGCTCAAACTTACTACCAGATGCAAACACATTTGCCGCATCATTGGCGTCGCTTATCTTATCCTTTAGCTCCCCTGCTCTGGCAGAGAGTTCGGCCATTTGTTCTGGATCAGTAGCCTCAGCAATAGCTCCTTTTAATTCTCGAAGCTCTGCCCTCATGGCACCAATGCCCTGTATAACTATAGGTATTTCTACTTGGTTCATTATGGATAGTATTTTATTTCAATTGTTGTATATGCTAGGTAGTTATCACTGAAGCCTACCCCTATCTGAGAAGTATCTACATAGATGCTGTTATTTGCCGCCACATATATGGCACTATATATACCATCAAAATAGCTGGCTCCAATCATTACCGTGATGCGGTCCTGTGGGATAGCACCTAGATCCCATGCATCCAATGTGGCCTGGTATTGACCTACCCCTAAATAATTCCAGGTGATTTGACCAAATGTATTGACTAGCTCAGTAGCTACTGGAGGAGTAGCTCCAGCCTGAAACAATACAGCAGTATATGCATAACACGCTGGCAATACTGGTAGGCCATTGTACCTGTTGTAAACTACTAGGTTATCGGTATAGATACCATCCTCAGATATTAGCTTGTTATCCGTTACTACTACGGTCTTGAGGCCCTCATTAACTACGTTACCCTTCCCCGTTATTACTCCATTAGAATTGCCAGGTATTACGTTTGCATTCGAGCTCCTATGATTGAATATAGTATTACTAGCTACATGAGCTATTGCCCCATTATTACCGTTACCAATTGGAGAAGCTTGTCCAGGTATTGCTGTGCTTCCAGGTAATACGCTCATGAGATCAATCTCACTATCTACACTAATGAGCTCGACCTGTGTTAACTTGTTAGCATTGGCATCGTAATCAATAACCTTATTGATATTCCACCATGAGTTATCAATCCTTATCTTATCATTTAATTCTAGGCTCTGGATATCTGGCTCCTTCAAATCGAAATAAGCCGTTAACATTTTTCCGTTATTGATTTGGCCCATTGTACGCCGCCAGTATTTGTTATACAGATTGTTATCTGTTAAGGTCAATGGCTGGTAATAATAAAAGGAACAGATGGCAAAATTAAGGTCCCATGATGGGTTTAACGGATCATTGAAATGACCTACATACGGGTAGCTCGTTAAGTTAGTTGCACCAACACTACCGTAATCATAGATGTTGAAGGCAGCACAATTGGTGAGGCCTACCTCAGCAGTTGAATCATAAAGGATGCGTATATTAATATCAGGCTGTGAGCCCATGATCTGAGGTACATACGCCCCAAAGGTAGTATCTATCACAGGGGTAGGGCTAAATAATACGGCCTTAGTTGTTACATCCTTTACATACTCATTGTCAAAAATCACCTCAGCCTGTCCATAGATCTGGTTCGTTGCATTGGTGTACATTACATTCGGATCATCCTTATCAGGGGCATAGGTTAGTATTACCTTTTTACTTGTTAGCTCTGGAAGAAATGATAAACTTTGCTCCTGGTCTTTGGCTAGCTTGTAGGTCCAGTCGACCTGCTTACCTGCATCATAGTAATCATCCCTATGCACTAAGTTCAGCATATTAGGCTGGCTCTTGTCCACCTCAGCGTAAAGGTTGAACATATTAAAGATGGCCTTAACGTAATCGGATTGCTTTATTTTCTTAGGTACATAATCATTAACATCTAACGTGCCACCCACAGCTACAATGTTACTGCTAGGGGTAATGGTTATATCTGCTGAATTGATTGTTAAATCTAAGTTGTAAGGGATAGTATAAAAACCACCACCTGTAAAAAAGAATGCCTGTACGTTTGTTGTTAATGCAGTAAGCTGAGGCAATAGCGTTGCATCTGTTGCCTGTATGCTAACCAGTAAAGTATCTACTGCCACATTATAACTACCTGGACCTAGCACTCCAGTTAATCCATTGTATAATGGGGAGGATACGTTTACATTATAAGGTGCATTGAAAAAGTTAAGATAAAACTGAGGCGTTCCTACTGAGGTATTACCAGATGGGAAGTTAACATCTAAGGAGAAATTAATCAGGATCTTTATCTCATAGTATTGACTGTTGGCTGAATTGATATTGAATGGTGTAGTATATACGCCAGTCAATGGATTGAATAAGTTTTGAGGATCCTCCAGCTCAGTTAATCCTGTGAATGTATATACTGAGGTGGATGGCTGTATTGATAACGCTGAGGTAACTGTACTTGGTGTAGTTTTCTCAGCCCTTACTACATAATCAGCGAAATCAAAGTTATCGCTTCCACCATTGTAAGGTATGATTAGTTTATCAAATTTTGTGGCACTTAATGTGGGCCAGTTGTACTGATATCCTGCATCTGCGAATATACGATCCATGTAAACCTTAGCAAAGATGGCAGGCTTAAATTCATTGATCATATAGTTAGCATCTCCTGACATTGGCAAGAAATACTTGAAGCCATCCGTAACCGTATTGCCAAATCGCATCTGGATATTGTTGGCATCGAATGTATGGTTCAGATCTGTAAAATCAATATCGGTTAATTCCTTATTGTTAATGGCTGTAAAGAAATCACCTTTGCTATCCCTTACCAATACCTCATACTCCACATGCTCCTCATAGCCATCCGTGAGCTGTACCTTTTTAACCGAGGTAAGTTGAAGCACAGCATCCTCCATTATAGGGATTCCATCCTGGATAACTGAGCAGGTAGTAAGGGTATTGATGTTGAAGGTGCCTGCCTCGATGTTTACATCATAGTAATGGTTCAGCAAGTCATTGTTATTCTTACTCCCCACCAAAGTAATGGTTTTCGAGAAGTTACCCTTTCGCTGTGAGATATCTCTGATATCACCTACTTGAAAGTTCAATGGGAAAGCAGTTCCCTCCTTTACCTCCAGGTATCCTGTTGCTAGTTGTATCTTAACCATTGACTAGGTCATTATTGGCATACTTAATCGTAATGCTTTGCCGTATTAAATTCTTATTTCTTTTCTTGAATAGCTCATAGGATGAGGTAAGGATATTACAGCTAATGTACTCCGTGCTCTGGGGTTGCTCACAATCCTCATCATCATAGATTGCCTTTTTGATGTAGGTCTCAGGGGAGCTGATTAGCTCAGAGAAATACTGAGCCATCTCTTCAGTCATCCAGTTAGTATTGAGATCAATGGTAGTATCAGTACTTATATAGCTATTCACATAGCCTTTATCCTGAGTATTGTAGCTCCAGTATTGACTAGATATATATCCTTGCACATCTCGATTGAATTGCTCTCGTGTTACGTTACCTTTCTCGTAGTATCTACCTGTGAAAGCAAAGCTACCCCATGAGCCCATACGATCTAGGAATAGGATGTGGTATTCAATATCTCGCACCCTTCTATCTAGATAGATCCTGTACTTTTGGGAGGTCTGAGTACCTAGATGCTCATAGTAGAAATCATACCATTCAGTACCTGGCTTAATCAATGGAGCTGAGCCTGCCACTACGTTGGTAGCTCCGTGGTTGTTAGGACCAACAGAGATACCTACAACGTGATCAGTAGCCGCCACATCCTTATCCAGGATATCACCTAGGTTGTTTTCAAATACCATTCGATGGCTACCAGCAGGTGAGTTGTTCACGGCATCCATCCACAGATCCTGCGCTAGGGTAGCATGGTACCCATCCGTTGGCAATGTGGTTAGTAGCTTATCGGTTACGTTATTGAGTAGGTAGTCCTGGTAATCATAGGCAGGCCATTCTACCCATCGGATGGCACCATTGAATACATAGTTATTCTTATCCTGCCTCAACGCTCGGTTAATGGTTCGCCTACCATCGGCATAGGTTATATCTCCATTCACGGTTGCATTGGTTACCAATGACCATGGGCTATTGACTACCAGGTAACCAGGGCCCACTCCGATAACCGTTTGCAATCCTTCGAGGTTAGGGTTGGCAACACCTCCACCTACTTGAGCTATATTGATCTGATCACCTACGACAAAGCTATTGGCTACATTTATCTGTACGTTCCCTCCATTGTTGGTAAGGTTGGCGAAGTACTGCACGATTGTAAGGTACTCCTCCCCTATAGCCACATCATATTTATAATGGCTATTCGTTGCATCATATACCGTGGTGTTGGCTAGCTCAAGGTCATAGCTCACCTTAGCCTGGAGTAACTTACTCAGGTCAATCTCACCATACCCACTAACGTATTGAGGCAGTACCCTGTACTCTGCTATCTTATTAGCTGTGCCACTCTCATAGATATCAAATACAAATTTGAAACCAGGGTTCCCTGAGTTCGTGGATGCATAGATAAACTTAATAGGGTTATACGCTGGCATTAATGGATCTGCCTTAGCGATTAGTAGTATTGCCATGCCTATATTATGCTATGCCAGGAAAATGTTTTTAAAACGCATAGTAGCTGTCATCCGTATAGTACTCCTGCCGTATGTGGGTAGTCGCATACCTCACAGCATCCATTGCGTCATCGAATAACTTAACAGGTTCATCCGTTATGAAATCACCGATTTTCTTCCATTTGTAATTCTCATACTCCCGTTTCAGGTCTTTATGATCCTGGCAAAATACCCCAAAGGTCTTAACGTTATCAATACCCTTCTTCACTACCTTGTTTGCATTCTGAACATCAAACCCTGCAATGTTCATTTCTTGTATAATTTCTGGACGCGAGTAATCAGCCATGATTGTAACTGTTTGCTCTATGCCAATTGCCTGGAGCTTCTCGATTAGCATAGTCGTGGTGAGGTAGCTCTCATATATCACAGGCTCGATATAGATATCATTGTCGCACCAATAGACACGCATCAATGCCGTGGGATGGTTGTACCCAAAGTCAAGGCCATACACATAGTTCACGAACCTAGCAGGCCGATGGCTTAAAAAGGTCCAGTTACTGTATATGTTACTTTTGCTGATTGCCTTCTCACCTAGTGCATAGATCTGGTATAGTGCCTCATCGGTTCGCTTTAAATCCTCAATCTGTGCACGGATGCTATTGGGT